GATGCTCTCCTGATTCGACACAATGGGGCCTACCGTACACGAGCAGCCGAAGCTTGCAAGGCTCGCCGGATTACCGACCCAGCGCTCTGATATAGGCCTGACAGGCCTGCAAGGCAATCAATCCGCGATCACCGGCGTCGGTGATGGCGATAATTCGTTGAGCATGCGCCGGGTCAAGTCGGGCGCGTGGGGCGCCATGATCCACGCCGCCGGGGCGGGTGGTGGCAGGCACTGCACAGCCGGCGGCAATATCGTCGGCGTCGAGGAGGACTGACAGCCGGACATCGGCAGTAGCAAGGCGATCGCGCAAGCGATCCTGGTCACGTTGGGCATCGCTCAAGGCTCGGTAATGGGTTTGTTCACTGGCGGCCAGTTGTTGCTCCAAGGCTTGGCGTTTGTCTTGCTCGGCCTTTTGTTGCAAGGCGGCCGCCTGGGTTATTTGATTCAGCGTTGTGGCCTGGGACTGCGCCAGTTGCGCCAGTCGTTGGCCATAACGCCAATCCTGGACCCGCCATGCCAACACCGCCGGGCCACCCGCCAACAGCGCCAGCAACATCAGGACAACAAGGGTGCGGGAAGAAAATGGCATCAGGTCGAAGGCTGACATAACACCGCCCTCGCCCGTGCCCAGAGTTGCAGGCGATCCTCCAAACCGTTCAAACCGCCGTTGATACGGCGGGTGATGGTGTTGAACTGATCGCGGTCGGCCAGTTCGTTCAAGCCGTTTTGCTCCCAGAACCACGCAGCGGACTCTGCGGCCCATTGCGGTTGCTCCAACAGCTCAGGCAAGGCCAGCAGACGTTCATCACCAAACAGACCAAGACTGCAACGTAGATAGTTGTCGTGGCCGGTCATTTGAATCAGTCCACGACCACGATACTTCTGACCATCACCGTCGGCCTGGGGCGAATTGCCCAGGCGAGCGGCCAATGATCCTGTGTCGTATTTGCTGAGATATTGATCACCGCCGAGCTCGCGCACGTAGCGCAACTGTCCCGATTCATGACCGACCTGCGCCAGAAAAGCAGCGATACGTTTGGGGGTGTCGATACGGTAGCGAGACATGGCGTTGTTAAGTGCGGAAACAAAAACGCCCGCTTGGGAGCGGGCGTTGGGGTAAATGGTGCACAACTGAAGATAGGTGACGGGCATCACTCACTCCCGTGATTAATGAATGGCTGGCAAAAGGCTTGAACCTCAGTATTTGATTACATACAACAACGCCACGTTTCGAGGACGCGATTCATTACCGCCGGTCGCCACCACGGAGACGGTGTGGGCATGATCGCCAACGGCCGCTATCGCGACAGTGTGAGCATGATCCCCCACCGCGTTGATTGTCAGAGTGTGAGCATGGTTACCCCCCGCAGCACTCACTGCGACGTAGTCGCCCGGCCCGCTACCGGTGCCCTGACGGCCATAAGAGGTATTGTTACCGTTAGCCAGAATGCCATGCTGGTGATCCCCGGAGTTGTTTGTAACACCGGTATGGGTGTGAGTACCCGCGGCCCCCGTCGAGGCACCGTGGGTGTGGGTTCCCGCAGCCGCTGTGGTGGCTGTGTGGGTGTGCGACGCGTTCTGCCCACCTTGTGCGCTCCCCAGTGCCCGCGCCGAGTCGACTCCACGCCCATCATCCCAGCCACGAATGAATTCACCACGCAGATCTGGCAAAGCAAAGGTTGTGTTGCCATCACCCGCCCCGAAGCGTGTACCTATCGCAGCGAACAGCGCAGCATATTGTGTGCGTGAAACGGTATCGCCGTTGCATTTGAGCCAACCGCTGGGCGGTTCAGCTGTTGCAACGGCTTTAATGTCACCAGCGTCGCTGCCCGTCTGCTTGACCATCCCGGTGCTCGCGACCATCACCCACGCACCGCTGGCGATCGAGCTGTTCCATTGCACCCAGACATCACCACCGACAGTGATTTCTCCACTCTGAATGGCGTTATGGTCCACCCCCACAATTGGCCTGGCCGGCAAACCGTTCGGGGAAAATGTGCTGGCACCGGTATTTGCCCGCGCCGCCTTGAAACGCAACACCAAGCCATCCACCAATGCCAAGGGAGCGGGTTTGTAAGTAGCGCTGTAAGCGTTGTCCGTGCCGGTGTCCAATGCGTAATCGACCAATCCCGACTGGTTGATTTTGCGTACCGCCAACAGCAACTGCCCAAGATCGGTTTCGTCAGGAACTATCCCTGCCCCAGCAATTACCCCCAATAGCTCCTGGGTAACGGAATTGCCCCAAGCCGCCGGGATCAACGACCCCGGTGCACCGGTTACTGGATTCTCATCGACAAACTTGCCATTGACCAAGCCAACACTGGGCACGCTCTTTGGATAATCCATTTTCTACTCCTTAGTCATAATTGATGTGCACCTGCGCATGAGCGGGTGCGCTGCGATGGATCAGGCATTCCAGAGCCGAGCCTGGATTCATGCCGAAACGTTCGCCCCAATAGCTGGCGCCGAAACGGCGGCCGAGCGAGAGGCGTCCGCCAGTGTTGAGGGTCCACATGAATTGAACTCGCCAGGTCCCGAAATGCGTCTGACCAAACCTCGAAAGCCCCATTCGCGGCGCCCGGTGCTCGGTCACAGTCGCATCGGGGTAACCCTGGCTGCGTGCGATGCTGACGAAATACGCCGCCGCCTGACTGCCTACCGCCAGCAACCGCCGACGCACCGCCAAACGACGATCGTCATACAGCGGTGTAGCGCCAAGACACGGATCAGGCAGGTTCATCACCCGCTCCCAGTCCGGCACCAGCTCACTCACTCCCGCCGGGTCCATTTCGTGGAGCAGGTCGGCGGCGCGGGCGTCGAGGCGGGCCAGTTCCTGGGCGATGCCGACTAGCACTTCTTCCAGTTCCGGCACGCGCTCCGGGTCCCACGCCGGGCCGCTGGGCAGCAGGCTGCGCAGTTGGGCCTGGTACTGCTCGGCGGTTCTTATTCCAGCCATACGCAGCCCCCGAAGGTCAGCAGTTGATTGCTGGCCGCAACCACATCGGCGCTCGGCGCAGTGAGTTTGTGATCGGTTTCGCCGGTAGCACTGCTGATGGCTTCGGCGATGTGGGTCAGCAGCAAGGTTTCGCCGAGGCCGGCTTCGCGGTTATGCAAGTCGCGCAGCTGGGCTTCGATGGCCGCGCGCACGGCGCTGGTGTCCGGGGTAATGCGCAACCGGTAGGTCACGGGAACCTGGGTCGGCGCCAGCACATGGACCTCGGCGGTCACCGGACGCAGCGGTTCGATATAGGCGCGGACCTCCTCCAGTTGCTCGGCATTGGGGATCGGCTGCGGGTCGTCGTCGCGCATGATGAACAGGCCAACGGTGCCAGGGCCCAGATAGCTGCCACGGCACCAGGCGCGGGTGACGCCGGGGCATTCCAGGGCCCAGGTTTCATAGTCCTGGGCCGAGCCGCCGTGGGGGATGATGCGGTAGGAGCGGATCACCCGCGCTCGCAGGGATTCGAGACTTTCTCGGGCGACACCGCCGGTCAGCCCTGGGGCCAGCACGGTGAAGCTGCTGCCGATACCGAGGATCGGTTGAACGGGCGTCAGCACCAGGCCGGCGTCGGCGTTGCCCAGGCTGCCAGCGTCCAGTGCAGCGATGGTGGTGCTGTTCAGACCGTTGCTGGTGGTGCGGGCAGTGGTCACCTTGTAGGTGCGGCCATCGGTGGATTGCAGCAGCGTGTCGACATCCAGCACAGCACCCGCTGAGGCAGTGAAGCTGACGCTGCCGCTGGCGACCTGGGCCGCTTTGCGCGCCTGGTTCAGGCGCAGGGCGGCAATGCGCTCCAGGGTCGATTCGTCGGCCTTGTCCGGCAGGATCTGCTCGGCGATCCAATCCAGGTAGCCATACAGGCCATAGGCGGCGCCGCCAAGAGTACGGGCCAACACTTGGGCATCGGACTGGCGCAGCGAGTCGCTGGCCAGGTCGCTTTGGGCGCGTTTGATCAGCACCGGCAGCGAAGGGGTTTCAAACGGCATAGGTCACCTGCCAACTGTTATCGGGGTTGATATCCAGGCGCTCGCCGTCGGCCAGGGTCAGGACTGTGCACAGGTTCAGGCGCTGGGCGTCGAGGCGTTCGCTGATGATGTCGATGGCGCTGCAGTGGCCGTCGTCAATCAGCCATTGCAGGGCTTCGCGGGCATAGAATTCGGCGTCGAGCTGGGTCTGGCGGGTCAACTTGACCCGGCGCAACAGCCACAGCCGCGAGCCGATGCGGTCGTCGGCGACAGTCGGAAAGGTGTCGCCCCACCAGCCGAAACGTTCATCATCATCGACGGCATCGTCGTCAGCGGCGCGGCGCCAGGTGAACAGGCTGATCAGCACCGCACGGGTCAGCGCGGCACGAAGGTTCTGGCTGATGAACATCACTGGCCTCCCGTCGGCGCGCCGGTCTGCCCGCTGCCGGCCTGTACGCCACCATGCACGTGCTTGATCTGGCTGATGCCGGCGGCGACCTGGTCGCCCTGGGAAACGAGTTTGCCGGTGTGGTTGATGACCGGGCTGTCGATGTTCACCGCGCTGCTGGCGCGGATGTTCAGGGTCGCGGTGTCGATATCGATGACGCGTCCACGCTTGAAGTGGATCTTGTCGCCTTCGTCGGTGTAGATCGCCACTTCGCCAGGGGCCAGGGCCTTGATGCGGAAACGACGGTCGGCGACCACCAGCACCACGGCATGGGAACGATCACCGCCCAGGAACGTGGCGATGCCCTCGGCGCCAGCCAGCGGGTTGCTGGTGAAGCCGTAGGGTTCGAAGTGCTCCATGTCGTCGTTCACTTCGCCGGCGGTGAGGCGCATTTGCAGCGATTGCAACTTGGTGGCCGAATTGGCGAGCACGACAGTGCCGCGCGCCAGGAGGCGGGTCAGTAGGCTCATTGAGGCTTCCTTGAGAATCGGGGACTTGAATGCGGTGTTCGAATCGACATCTCTATTGGCTGGGCTGCCGCCATCGCGAGCAGGCTCGCTCCCACAAGGGATTTGCGGTGGGCAGAAACGTGGAGGCGATCTCGAAATACTGTGGGAGCGGGCTTGCTCGCGAAGGGGCAGGCACATCCAACATTGAGGCAAGCTGACCCACCGCTTTCGCGAGCAAGCCCGCTCCCACAAGGGATTTGCGGTGGGCAGAAACGTGGAGGCGATCTCGAAATACTGTGGGAGCGGGCTTGCTCGCGAAGGGGCAGGCACATTCAACATTGAGGCAAGCTGGCCCACCGCTTTCGCGAGCAAGCCCGCTCCCACAAGGCGCTGTGCGTTGGCTCAGGTTTTGGGTGGCACCGGGTTGGCATCGAAGGTATGCGGCGGTGCGACTTGCAAGGTAGTAATGGAGCCTTGGGCGGACAGTGAGTAGGTCACTTTGGAAATCAGCATGTCGCTGTCAAACCCCAGCACCGGATCGATCACCCGCACCAGGGTGTTATGCCGCCACAAGTCGCCATTGGCCTGGCGCCAGCCCTGCACGCGGTAGGTGGTGGTCAGGGCCTTGCCGGTGCGAATCGCGCTTTCCCAGTCGGCCCGTTGCTGGGCCAGTTCGAAGGTCAACTGCGCGCTTTCGCTGATCACCGTCACCCGTTTGCGCTTGAAGCTCAGGTCCGTGGCGGTACCGGAGACTTCGCTCACCGCCGCCCCACTCTGCCGGTCATTGCCCTTGTGCTGGCCGATGACCCGGTATTCGGAGAACACCTGGCTGTAGTCCATCGGCGCATTGCCGGAGAGAATGTTCTTGCCCAGCTCCAGCACATCACTGGCCCGTCCGCCGCTGCCGGGTTTGGCCAGTAGCACGCGCCCTTGTGCGTCGTCGGTGGAAAACACCCGGAATAACGTCAGCAAACGGTCGATGGATTGAAAGACCGTTTCCCCCGGGACGATGCTGTGCTCACTCAACCGCGCGTTTTCCGGAATCTCGCTGATCACCCCCACGCCATATTGAGAAGCCAGGGCCTGGACAATGCTCAGCACCGTTTGCCCGCGCCATTGGCTCGGACGGTTGATCGCCGCGCAGTCCACCAGGTCCTGGGTCTTCGAACCGCCTTCGATGCTCAGGCTGATCTGGCGTCCGTCATAACTGACCGGCGCCTTGAACACATAGCCGCTGAGCACCAGGTCAGCACCGATGCGCACCTGGCATTCATCGCCCGGCCGAATCGGCACCGCTTGGATCTGCCCCGGCCATTGCCAGGTGATATCGAGTTTGAACGTGCGGAACTGGCGCTCCAGGTCCGCACTGATTTCCACGTTTTTCCAGCCGCCGTAATCCAGCCCGCCGACGGTGAGCGAGACGGCGTTGTCGTGCTCATTCATGGCTTACTCCCCCGAGACTTTCAGGTCATTGGGCGGCAGGAAACCCGGATGGGCTACGCCGTTGCGCTGGGTCACTTCCGTCACCCGGGTGGCATCGGCGAATTGCTGATACGCCACCACCAACGCCGGCAGGCTTTGCTTGAACGACAGGTTGATCAGTCTTACACCCGACGACGCCACCGCCGTCAGATGCGCGGCCATTTGCTGACGCAGGTTGTTCAGCGCCTGGTAGTGCTCCGGATCAGCCTTGAGCGAGGCTTGCCAGATGGCCTCGTTGAGGGCATCGCGCAGGGCCAGCACATCGTCGGCCACCGGCACGTCCCGGCGCTGGACCGGTTGCACCGCCTGTTGCGCCACCGAGGGCGTAGCGCCCAACTTGACCGCCGGTGCGGCCACCGGCATCGCCGCAATCCATTGCGCGGCCTGCACCAGCAGCGTGTCCTGCACCAGATCGGCCACGGCCTGTGCCGCCGCCGTGGTGTCCTTGCCGGTGGTGAGCTTGGGAGCGTCGGCCTTACAAATCGCTTCCACCTGTTGCGACACGCTGGCAATCACGCCGCGATAGCCGTCACGGGCAAAGTCCTTCAACTCCCGGATGTCCCCCAGCAACCCCTTGAACTCGGCCGCCACCTCCTTGGGCAGCTCTTTCACCGCCTTGACCAGATCGCTGAGTTGCCGATAGGTCTCGATCAACGGCTTGAGCTCCTGCTCGATCACACCGTAGACCTCCTTGAGGCTGTTGCGCAGATCAGCGATGCCGATTCGCGCGGCCTTGATCAGGGTCATGGCGTCTTCGAAGCGCCGCACCGCCGAACCGAGGAAGCTGTCGGCCGAGACCAGCAACAGTTTCTGGCTGTTGATCGCAGCCGAGGGGAATTGCAGCGGCTGATCGGGGTAGAACTTCAGGGCGAAGGTCACCAGCCCGCCGTCCTGGCGGGTGTGGGTCATGTCGCATTCGCCGACCTTGACCTGCAGGCGCCCCAACCACGGATGCACCAGTTCGCCGCTGCCCTGCTCCAACGCCTTGAGCAGCTTGTCACGTTGCTCCAGGCAATCGGGGCCGACGATGAACGCAGTCAGCTCATGTATCTTCGCCTGCTGGCCGAGCCCTTCGAAGAACGGCTGGTCGCGCTGTGGATACTCATGCAACTGGCCTTTGTGGCCGACCGAGTTTTTCGCCTGGTCGACCCAGAACCCGACGCCGCGAAACGACGCCGGCAACAAACGATCACGCCAGCTCATTGGAGCCTCCTGTGGACAGTGAGCGATAGCCGATGCGCGAACTCACCGCCAGGGCCGGTTGATTGGTCTGCGGCGGGTCGACGCGCAACCCGGCCGGGGCGTTTTCGAAGCGCACCGTAAGGCCGCCTTCGAGTTGTGTGCGGTTATTGGCGGCGCTTTGTTGCACCAGGGCACTGGAGGTTTGCGGCAATGCTCCCGGTGCCAGTGAGGTTTTCGCTGGCACGTTGGCGGACGCTGGTGCCAGGCTGGACGACAGGCCCGGAGACTGCTCGCTGGCCCCGCCAAAAAATGCCGGCGCCAGTTCACCCTTGCCTTCGGCATTGGTGGCGCGCTGTGCCTCGGTCAGCCCTTCGACCTTGCCGGTGAAGGTGGTGATGATTTCGCCGAGGCCACCGTTGAAGAACGCCTTGATCGGCGCGATCACGCCCTGCAGCTCATCCCACCACTGAGTGAACCACTCACCCACCGGTCCCCACTGTTTGATGAGGCCCTCGATGGGCGACCACTCGAACAAACCGCTGAACACCGCCAGCATGACCGACACCTGATTGCGAATGCCTTCCCAGATCCCGGCGAAGACTTCACCAATCGTGCCCCAGTTGGCCATGATCAGCCCCAGCGGCGTCCAGTCGAACAGGCCTTTCAAGGCGTCCATCACCGGCACAGTCAGGGCCTTGAGCAAGTCCCAGATCGCCGCGAACAAACCGGTCAGGGGTGTCCAGCTGGCGATGATCAAGCCCAAGGGTGACCAGGCGAACAACGTTTGCATGAAGCCGATGACAGGTGTTGCCGCGGCCACGATCACGTTCCAGAGCGCGCCAAAAAAGCTGCTGATCGGCCCCCAGTGGCTGATCACCTGCCCCAGCGGGGTGAAAGCGAACATCGTCTTGAAGAACTCGACCATCGGCATAACGATCGGCGCCAGCCTCTGCCAGAGCCCGGCGAAGAACGCCGAGATCGGCGTCCAGTGGGCGATGATCATGCCTGCCGCCAAGGCGATGCCCATGGCAATCAAGCTGATGGGATTCATCTTCAAGGCCAGGCTGACCACCTCCAGGGCCTGGCTCGCACCGCTGACGGCCGTCTGGATCGCGTTGAACGCCACCACACCAGTCGCCAGGCCCTGCACCAGTTGCGGGTTGTCCTGAAGCATCTGGGCCACGCCGCTGACCATGGGCTGCAAACTGACCGCCACCGCGTTGACCGCCGGTCCCAGGGCCGAGCCGAACTGCACCGACACATTGCTGATGGAAGTCTTCAATCCATCCAGGCTCTGTGCCGCTATACGGGGCGCTTCAGGCGCCTGGACGGCGCTGCCCGCCGCGCTCGCTGCGCCCGCTTCATCCTTGAAGGCCAGCGCCGACTTGAGCCCGTCCATAAACGGTTGGGCCAAGCCACCGCTGGGCAGCAGGCCGGAAATATCCAGGCTGCCCAGGCCCGTGGCATCGAGGTTCTGCTTGAAGCTCGCGACCTTCGCTCGAAGGTTGGCGAGCTTGGGTGACAGCTCGTCGATGCCAGTCAGCAGCAGCGCTTTTTTCTCTACCTTTTGTGTGTCTGCCATCACTGCACCTGCTGCATCGCATTGATCCGTTGCGCGTGCTCCAGGGATTCACGGAGCACATCCAGTGGCCTGGCCATCATCTGTTCGGGGTCAACCTTCCAGAACCAGGCCAGGTCATAGGCGGCGGCGATCAGGTCGCCGATGGCTGCGACGCCGCACTCATGAAAAAACTCGCGACGGCCCAGCTCAACGCATTGAGGTCAGCCAGGTCCAACTGGTTGACCGACGACGGCGGGATGCCCGCGCAGACCGCGATGTATTTAGCCGCGACATCCATGTCCAGGCTCACCTCCTCGCTCTTGTCGATCTTGTACGGCAGCGCCTTGATCGCCCGCACTTCCTGCACCGTCGGACGGCGCAGGGTCAGTTCGCTCACAGGCTCGCCGTGGGCCTCGATGGCCACGCGCAACGTCACGACATCACTCATTGCCAGGTCCCCTTGATGCCTTCGAATTTCAGTTCGATGGTGGCGTCGTCACCCTTGGACACCGGTTCTTCCACCAGGTAGGCGCCGGCCAGCACGTAGACCTTGCCGTTGTTGAATTCGCAAGTGACGGTCATGTCGGTGCCGGCCACCAGTTGCTTGAGCGGGAAGTCCGCAGTGTGCAGCGCCGTCACCTTGAAGGACGGGGCGATGTCGGTTTCCTTGTAGAAGCCCGGTACGACGGTTTCGCGCTTGGTGAACATCAGTGGCGCTTCGCAGCCGCCGTTGATGGTCAATTGAGCGCCGTCCACTTTGACGTAGCAGGTGCCCGCAATCAGTTGACCCATGGTGTTTCTCCCTTCAATAAAAAGCCCACGTGAAGTGGGCTGAGTTCATACGATTGAGCGCGACCTTCAGGCGGCATCGTCGTATTGCAGGCGGAATTGATTGAGCAGCGCGAACACCCGCAGGCCATTGATGTAATCCGGCGGGAACAGCACGTTGACCCGGCTCGGGTCCTGACTGTCGCGCTCGACGATCAAGTGCTCGGCGAACAGCTCGGCATTTTCCACGTGCCCTTCCAGTTCAAGCTTGGCGTACTGGGCGATCAGCTCACCGCGAATGGTGCTCGGCGTCACGATGGGTTGACCGGCGCCAAAACGGGTGCCGTCGGAGGCCAGTTTGTGGCGACCGTACTTGCTGGTGATCACACTTTGCAGACGGCGCACGATGAACGCCGACTGGTGCATGGTTTCGCTGTCCAGGTAGGAGTTGTCAGCCTGGCCGAAGGCATTTTTCTGATAGGTGGTGATGGAACGCTGGATGCGCACATAACCGCCTTCGTAGTAAGCGGTGGCGATGCCGTAGTTGAGCAGCGACTGCCGCTCGGTCAGGGTGAAACGTTCGCTGGCCGGAGCCGGATCCAGGCCCGGCAGGCTGCCGCTCTGGGTCGGACGACTGGCGTCGGCGGAGATGAACACCGCAGTGCGGGCGGCCAACGCGGCGGCCTGGACCCAGAACGGTTGCGGTACACCCAACTCCAGGGCCTGGATGGTCATGTGCTGGTCATTGCGCGCCTGACCGGCCGCCACCAGCGTACCGATGGTGCCGCGCTTGGCGCTGTAGACATGGCCGAACAACTGCTTGGCCCAGGACCAGCGACCGGTGCTGTCGTCCATGACTGCTTGCCAGGTGTTGAGGCTCGCCAGATCCGACCATGGCATGGCGATGAATTCGAACGGTTCGTCGCCCAGGGCCGCAACCGCAGCCGTCTGGTCCGGCACACCGGCGCCACCGGCCATCGCAGTGATGGCTGTGGTCAGGCCAGCCGGGGTATCTTCGCCATTGCTCTTGCCCAGGCGATTGAACTGCAGGCTGATGTCGTTACCACTGGCGCCAGTCCATTTGGCGCTGAGAGTGACGACACCTTCGGCGGCCGCAGCGGTCAGCGGCAGGTCGGCGGCGGCGTTGATTTTCAAGACCAGCGCGGTGGCGGCTTGAGCTGCCGTCGCACCATTGACGATGGCCGCCTGGACACGCACGCCGCCCACGTAAAGGTTGAGCACGCCGCTTTCGGTGGCGGTACCGGTGAGGGTCAGCACGCCCTGGGCGATAGAGCCTTCAGTGTTGTGCAGTGGCAGGCACCAGATCTCACCGAGCGGGTCGGTCTTGCGCCAGGTCTCGTACATCGAGGCGAGCATCGAGCCCTGCCCACCGATGCTCTTGGCCAGCGCGACGCTGGATACCAGCACCAGTTTGCCGACCTCGGTCGGGGCGACGTTGTCATTGACCTGGGCGACGATCAACCGGCGCATGGCCGACGACGCGCTATTGGCGGCCGAATTGTCCATTTCGGCGTAGAACAGCGGAACACGAATATCCGCGGGAATGTTGCTGAATCCGATCGCCATTATTTGGCTCCCTGTGGTTTCGCCGCTTTCACGGCTTTTGTGGTGATATCGCCATCGGCCAGACGTCGACGCCACCAGGCGTTGTCCGGCACTTCACGGCCTTCGAGGGGCAGCAGATCGCCCGCTTCCGGGTCCGGTACGGCACGGCCCGGGGCCGGCAGCACGGTGATGCGTTTGCTCATGGGGTTACGTCTCCAGAGAAGGTCAGTTCCACGCGCCCATCAGGGCCGGGACGTTTCAGGTTGGGGTCCGCCGGGTCGATGGCATCGACCCGCACGGTGGCCCCGGTAAAGGACGACAAGCCGTCCAGTTCACGCTCGTGCCAGCTTTCGGCAGGCTGGCTCGCCAGGTTACGGCCCAGCTGGAACTCGGCGAAAAAGCGCAGCCGGTACGACACACGGCTGCTGTTGATGGAAACCAGCTCGCCACCGTCGTACTCGATGCCGGTGTAATCGCCACCGACCTTGAACCCCACCAGCGCGCGCCACAGCTCGGCACGCAGGTCGTGCAACTGATCCAGCGCTTTTGTCGCGTCATTGGAGTCGAGTACCAGGGTCACTTCGAAGCGGTCGCGGATCGCTTGCCGGGTGGCGTTTTGCGCAGTGTTTGCACTGGCCAGATCGTTGATCGGCGCTACGTAGGCGCAGGGGGCTTGCAAGGTGGCGAGGTCAGCACCTGCCGCCACACGATTGCCGAGCGCAGGACATTGCTCACGCAGTTGCGTGAGGATCGGAGTGATCTTCATGGAGGTGCTCCAGTATCTGAAGGTGCGAGTGCCCCCTGTGGGAGCGGGCTTGCTCGCGAAAGCGGTGGGCCAGGCAACCTGGACGTTGGATGTGCCGGCGTCTTCGCGAGCAAGCCCGCTCCCACAGAAGAACTCGGTTAGGCGCGGAGGTATGTGCAACGCGGGACAGAACTGTGGGAGCGAGCCTGCTCGCGATGGCGGTGTGTCAGGCAACATCAATGCTGGCTATGACGGCCTCATCGCGAGCAAGCTCGCTCCCACAGGGGAGTGGTGTTTAGGCCCTGGCATCCAGGCAGGTTGCATCAATCTCGCAGCGGTAGCTTTTTTCCCGGTCGCCGCTGGCGGTGACCTTGTCGATCGACCAACGACCGCGCATGAAGTCCGGCCAGGAAGGGTCCAACAGCACGATACCTTCGGCGGACAATCCCGGGTTGCCAGGACAGCCAATCTTCACCTTGAGGGCTTCGCGCATCATCCGCCGCACCTCGCCTTCGCCAGCGGCGCGGGCATCGTCTGCGCTCTGGAAACGTTGGCGCAGGGTCTTGAACGGCGCGAGGCCGCTCTCCTCGACGCGCACTTTGCCGGTCGCCGCGTCCCACCAACTGGTCTTGCAACCCTGGTATTTCGCCCGGGCGGTTTCTTCCAGCTTGGCCGAGATAAAGGCGTTATCCCCCGGGCGATTATTGGTGGTCACCGACAACTTTATCTCCGGCAAGACCTTGCCCGACAACGACTTCGCCTGACCGCGCCGAGCCAGCACATACAACTCGTTGATTGGCTTGGCGACGGCGTCATAACGGTGGGCCAGGCGCGTCAGGAACCCCATGTCGGTTTCGTTGGACTGGTCGATGTGCTCGATTTTTATCAGCGACAGGTCCGGCGCAACACGAGGGGAAAAACCGTGCCTGCTGGTCAATTGCCGAAACAGCGCCCCCAGGGTCGTCGGGCCATGGCTGACGGATCGGCGCTGCTTGAACCCGGTCTGGTCCGCCGCGCTGAACGGCGCGGCCATGGCCACCAGGACCAGTTGCAGGGGAAACAGCATCGGCGTGCGTCCGGTAATGACGAACTCGCCTTTATCCACCAGCCCCGACTCCAGATAACCGACCCGCAGGCCGATTTTTCCACCCAGGCTGGGCATCCCTTCAAGCCCGTCCAGGCTGATCGTCAGCGTCAGTTGATCGGACTCGACCCCCGCCGCGTCGACGTGCGACCACTTGAGCAAGCGTTCGTTGAGCAGTGCTGCATTTGCACCATAAATTTCCACCGCTGGTGTGAAACCCAGTGACATGTTGCCTCCTTAATCCCAGGCCGAAACCGGTGGGGTTGCAACGGGTTTGAGATCCACTTCCGGCAAGACCACCCACACGCCCGCCGGCAATACCGGGCCCCACTCAGCCAATCCCGGATTGAGCCGCCAGAGCGCTTCCTCGACGATGTCGTCACAACGCTCCAACTCGCGATACAGCAACAGATTCACCGAATCACCGGCAATACTTCGAACCCTACGCATTGGCGAACTCCATCAATACCACCACCCAGCCGACCACCATCGCCGTGCCGTCATCAATGATTTCGGTCTGGGTTTCCGTGACCTTGTTGATCTGCCACAGGCCCCAGTTGCGGCCGATGCCATCGACCAACGGCAGCGGAATGCGCTGTGCCTGCAGGGCGCGCAGTTCATCGAGGCGATCCATGGCGGTCGCGTACATCGACTTGCCCGTGATCGTCAGTTCTTGCAGGCCCTGGCCGATCTGGCTCGACTTGGGTTTGCTGGTGAGAATGTCGATGTTTTTCCAGCCACCGTCCGACGTGTGCACCAGTTGGTGGTAGGCAAAATTTCTCGACAGGCCGAAGATGAAACTGCCCAATGCCATTTGTTGGCGCATCACGTACCTCCGTCGGTCAGGGCCGCGTCACTGCGCATGGCAAGTGTGTTGGGCATGGTCGTTAAGCCGAATTGGCCCGAGAGCTGCTGCACCACCAGGTTGGCCAATTGACTGGCGCTGGCCTGGTCTTGGCCATTGATGTAGATGTTTGCGGTCATGGTGTTCTGTTGTGTGGTGGTCTGGGCGCTGGCCAGGTCTTTGCTGATCTGCTCTGGAGCGGCGAGTCTGTCGACGGGGGCGACGAGCTTTTCGCCAAGAGACGCGCCGGCATCGCTCCCCAACCAGCCGCCCAGCAGTCCGCCAAGCACACCACCAATGGCAGTGCCGATCACCGGAACGACACTACCCAAAGCGGCACCGGCCGCAGACCCCGCAGCAGCACCTGCCCAGCCGCCACCGGCGGCTCCCAGGCCTGCGCCCATCATTCGCTTGTCGCCGGTAAGCACACCCTCGGCCACGTCAGCGACAGCGCCGACTACTTTTAATGGGCCGGGCGCCCGGCGAGTCATCGCGCGTAATGAGGCCGTTGGTCCGAGTGAAAGACGCCCTGCGCTCCCTCGTGAGCCTCGTGTACTGACGCGTATTTTCGGCCTTCCCGTGGATTCGGGACGCTGGCTGGCATTGCTTGGATCCAGCTTGTCCCCACGAGGATTTTTTCTGAAGTCTTCGGAGATCACCTCACCCAATTGGCCGGGAAGGTACGGGGCAGCCTTACCCAGCACCCGCTTGGCCACCTGATTGGACACCTCATCCCCTACGGCTTTGAGCAATGCACTCACCAGCGGTTTGATCGCTGCGGCAACCAGCACAATTGCAGCGGTGGCTTTAGGTGAGGACTCAGCCAATTCACTCATGCCATCGGCCAGCGAACCCAACGCCTGAAGCGAGCTATCCGCCACGGGCGCCAAGGCATCGCCCGTAGCCACCGACAGACGCTCAGCACGTGCATCCAAGACATTCCACTGGCCTTGCCGGGTATTCGACAGCGCCAACGCGTCCTGCCTTACCGAGCCCTTATCACCCAACTGCGACGTGGCGTATTGGGCCGGGTCTTTCACTTGTCCGAAGGCTTCATTCACATCGGCCAGTTTCTGCGCCATGCGCAGCACCGCTTCATCCCCACTGCCAAACAGCGAAGAAGCAAGGGCCGAGCGTTTTTCAGCCGGCTGCGCGTTCAAGGCCGCAAGCACCGTCATCACCGTGCCAGACGTCGTGTCCTTGTCACGCAAGCCGCTCGCCACCGCGTTCGGCTCCAGGCCCAGTTGCTTCCAGGCCGCTTGCTCGGTGGCAGAGGCCTGATCCCCCTTGCCCAGGGCAGTCGTGAAGTTATCAAGCGCCACGCCGGCTTCAGCCTGTTGCGTGCCGGTATTGAGCAATGCCGCCGTCAACGCTGCCGCTTGCGCAGGAGCCAGGCCCGCCGTCGTCGCAGCCGCACCGTCACGCTGCAAGACGGCGCCGATGTCTCCCGGTTTCGCCCCACCGGGGATCTTGCTCAACTGGTTGATGGCATCCGCCAGGTCAAAGGCTTGAGCGCCGCTGAGCTTCATGGAGGTGCGCCAACCGACCATCATCTCGGCGACTTCCATGGCCGGTTTTCTGAACGCCGATGCAGTGACGCCAACATCACTGGCAAAGTGCAACAGTTCGAACTGTCGGTCCGATGCATTGGGCAGATCGCGACCGATGCCAGCACTGGCTGCCAGGCTTTCGATTCTCACCAGGTCAACCGCTTTGGTTCCGCCGGCTGCCACCAATGGTGCGCGGGCGATCTGCTGAGTCGGCCCAGCCATCTCTGCGATCTGACGAGGGGTAAACTGGGTGGCCAGCTTCAGATCGGCCATGGCCGAATCCATCGCTATCGCCGGTTTGAGCAGCGCCGGCGGTTCGAAACCGCCACTGAGCTTGCCCTTGGGCTCATTGGCCGACTCACTCTTGGTGCCGGCGCCCATCGTTTGGGAAAACAATCGTTGCGCCGACAGCTTCACGGTCAGCGACTCGATCGCCGTAGTCAGCAGCCCGAGCTTGAGCCCGAGCGTTTCCAGCGCCAGATCGAGGCTCGACAGCTGGTCCCTGGCAAACGCGCCCTGTGCCGACACGCCACTGGCGAGGTTGGTATTACCGAACGCCAACCCACTCTCATTGAAGGCTGCGTATTTGAGCGAATATCTATCGTCCGCCATCCCGCTCTACTCCTGTTTCACGCCAAGGCGAGTGATCGCGATGTCGTAGCGGCGCAAGGCCTTGCCGGCGTCCCACTCCAGGATTTCCGCCTCACTTACCGAGTAAATGAGCGGCACCACATCGAGGATCACTTCGATGTCGCGCTCCGAAAGAAGTCCGCCGGTTTGTTTAAAAAATCGTCGATGCGCACCTGCAGCTGGGTCCAGTCGGGCACGCTCAGCAGGTCCAGGTCGGGAATCATCAGGCCGGTGCAATGAGCGGTGATGAACTCGGCGCGTTCCTTGGCCGTCTTCAGTTTCTTCATCGCCTTGGTCGCACGCAGCACCGGCATTTCCAACGTCAGCGACGTCAGGCTGCGGCCCGCCACGTTCAGCGGTTGCAGCAGTTGCACCTGATCGGGGTCGGTCTGCGGATCATCCAGAAAATACGACGCCGGGCGCGTGGACATGTCGTGCACGTACTGGGCAATGCTGACGTAGTCCGGGCGCTTGAGCTGGTCGAGTTCCCTGACCGATAGGCCGGTGGCCAATTTGGCCAGTTCGAAAAACTGATCGTCTTCGTCATCGCCGGCACGGGCCAGGGCGTCTTTCTGCGCGGCGTAGTACAAGGGTTTGAGTTGGAGCTGCTCGATCTGCGACTCGTCGTCAGCAGTGATCGGCGACAGCAGGACGTGAACAGGAGGCGTCCAGGACATGAAGTGAATTCCTTGGTGGATCATGGAGGGCGAGCCCCTTGTGGGAGCGGGCTTGCTCGCGAAAGCGGTGGATCAGGCAACTTCGATCTTGAAGCTGATGGCCTCTTCGCGAGCAAGCCCGCTCCCACAGGAGGTCTGCGTTCAGCTGACAGGCCTTGGTTTAAGGCAACAGCACCGCACGACGCGCATCACCGAGAATGTCGACGCCGTTGAGCACGAACTTCTGGGTGCGCACGTCGATGTCGATCACCGGGACGCCGTTTTCGAGGCGGTTGTAGGTGCGGCAGGAGAGGTCCAGCGTGGTAGTCGGTTTATCACCCATTTTCAGCGGCGCTTCGACCAGGGACTTCAACTTCCCGCCGACGGTGTGGTAGGTGAACCAGGTATTGCCATCCTGGTCCTGACCGGCCTCGCGCACGTTCAGCAGGATGTCGTCGCCCACACTCACACCCAGGGCCAACATGATTTCCGGCCCCACGCCTTGCAGCACCAACGTAGCCCCGAGCACGGTGCCACTCTTGGCCATTTCCTCGCCAATAAAGCGCCCACCGCTCATCGTCTCCATGGCGAACTCAATCTTGGGAGGGGTGAAACTTTCCACGGTCGCCGACAACGGCAGGCCTTGCAGGGTGGCCGCGATGGCCTGTCTTACGCGGTTGGTAAACATTAGAGAACGTCCTCCAGGAACTGCTCGATGATTTCATCGCGGGCATTGAGTTGATAAATCATGTGTTCGTTCGGCGCGTAGCGGCCGTAGTCGATGACCACGTACCAGGTGCCGTTCTTGTACTTCTCGACGCTGTTCAATTCCGGGTGCAGGTACACGCTGCCGCCCGGGATGGTTTCGTCGGCGACCAGGGTTTGCAGCCAGTCGTTGATGCGCTTGACCTCCTGATCCATGAACGACTTGGTCAGGTTCTTGGCCATGGCTTTCTGGCCGGCCTTCACCAGCTTGCGGCTGATCGCATCTTCAAGGCCGACGTAGCTGATGAACTTGCCGGTGATGGAGCGATTGCCCAGCAGCGAGAAGCCGCCAAGGATGGTCCGGGCGTAGTAGCTGACGCCGTAGCGGTTGAGCAGATCGCCTTCGGTGGAGGTATCGAGGATGTTGTATTCGACGGTGCGCGAGACGTCTTCAGCGAAAGTCACCTGGTTACCCGGGCTCTCCCATTGCTTGACCTTGGCCAGCGCGGCGATGGCCAGGCTCGACGGTGCCAGGAAGACGTTTTTCTTCGCCGCCTTGGAGTACACCGCCGGCATGTTGTGCACCACCAGGCAACGGTCGAAACCGAGGTCCGCGCCGCCCAGCTCCTGGCTGTAAGTCACTTGATCGGCGACCGAGGCATCCTTGCCGTCAAGCACCACACGCGCCTTGATGCGCTTGCCGAACGAGGCGAACTCGCTGGCCACGGCCTTGGTGCCGGTGAAGCCCGGCGCGCCGATGATGGTCAGGTCCTCGGCAACGCCACTCAACGCCGCCAGGCCCAGTTTGCGACCGGTCTGCGCCTCGATGCCGCCGATCACATTGTTCTGCGTGTCGGCCAGCGTCGCGCCTTCCTCGACGATGACCACGTAGACCGGCACCTTGACCACTTTGAGGATCTGGTAGACCGCCTGGAACAGCGTCCCCGCTTCGGCACCGGTCGGATCCAACTGAGCCTGGGTGGTGAAGCTGTTGATGCGGAACGGGGTGTTTTTCGGAATCAGCGGGTTGGCATTCGGCGCGGTGCCGACCAGCCCGATGACGTTGTCACCCAGGCCACCCATGGCCTCGGGAGATTCAGTGGCATTGACGGTAATGCCGTTGTGCTCGAAGTTCAAAACCTCAGCCATGTTATTCAGCCTTCTTGGTGGCGGCCTTCAAGGCCTTGGTGGTTGGGGTGGCCTGCGTGTCAGCAGCCGGTTTCTGTGCATCAAGAACGCTGGTCAGCTCAAGACGACCAGCACTGCGCAAGGCATTGGCCTCGACATCCAACAGCTCCAGTTTCTGGCCAGCGCTCGACCAGTGGCCGCCACCGGTAGGAAATGGCAGCAGCACGGTGTATTGCTTACGAATGGGCATCTACGGTCTCTCCAGATGCGAAAAACACAAAAGCCCCATGGCGGGGCTTGGTGCGGGCGAAAAAAAACCGCTCTCGCGGTCGTGGTTTACTTGATGAAGTCTGGCAGCGCGGGCCAGAGCAGCCTGGACGGCTCCGCATCCGTTTCGGGGATATCTCGCAAGGCTTGGCGATAAGCCTTGATCTCGGCAAGCTGAGTTTCTGTTGCTGGGAAGTCCGGTAGTTGGGTGAAATCCGTGTCTCGCAGAAGTTGGTTGCGACGCGTGCGAATGGCGGCCCATTCGATTTCACGCGACGGTACGGCAAGTGGAATTTCGGAAGTGTCATTGTTGGATAGATCAGACATGTTCGTTCCTTAGCTGAAAACAACGGTTTCGGCCAGCGACAACCTGGTGGTCAGATCCCCAAGATTGAACAACCGACCATTGCCCACGCGCATGGTGTCAATGCGCACGGTGGTGTAATAAACGTTGGGAATCAGAATTCGCATGACGACATTGCCGTTTGTGTCGGTATAGACAGCAGGAGTCATATTCCCAAAGGTCGAAACGCTTTGCAGGACCCGAGTGGGCTGATAGCAATACCCCACCAATGTTTCGTCGATTATTTTGGCTGTGCCGTAGCTGTAGCCCTTGATGTTGAACCAGAACATCTCCGAATGGACATTGATGTTAAGCGGCACTTTGAAATGCATGTACACATTTGTGCTGGCACCCAGGTTGGTAGAAACAAAATCACCCTGTGCCGTTGCGCCATAGACGCCACCAGTCCCGTAAACATGCCCCTGCAAAACGTTGCGGCGAATCGTGCCCAGGGCGCTTGGATCCCCTTCCACATCCTTCAGGCTTCGCCACTCATTGAACTGTGCCAAAGCCGTGGCCATGGTCGTGTTGATACTGCCGATTTTTCCATTGACCACAGTGGTCAAGTTGTTGGCCGCCGATACCAGCGACGCGATAGTGGTTTCCAGACTCACATTCAGGTTCCTTGTGCTATTTGATTATTTGGCTTCGAGCGCCATCACTCGAAACATCAGGCCCACGTGCCGCGCCATGTTGTCGATATTGGCGGTAGCCAACGTGGCGATTTCTTCACTCAATAGAATGTTCAGGTTGTCGGACCCGATCACCACCGTGACGCTTTGCGCTGGCAACGGTGAAATATCCAGCGTGAACTTTTGCAAGACTCGTGCTGCAGCCGCTTTGTAGGTCAGCAGTGTTCCAGCCACCGAATACACCGCTAACAGCGTGCCGGTGGAAAGATAGAAACCGAACTCACCAATCTCATATTCATCCGGCCCGTCGAACAAGGCGGCCATTCTCAGTTGCCCTGGATCGAGGTCTTCGTAATCCACGATCGCCACGCGCTGCCGTTCATTGCGAAGCGCCGTTTCCGATCCGTTGGGATCGTAGCGAGCGGTACCGGCACCGATGTGAGTGATCTCACCTTTCAAGCCTTGGTTCTTTGCCTGCAACACTTCCGCCAGACCGGCGGAAGTGAAGCGAACCAAGCGCGTAATATCTTCTGTCATGGCTGCGCCCTGAGGTCGTAATCGTTAATGGTGTAGCGTTGGGAAATCCCAATGCCGATAAGCCGCGCACCGAGATTGAGTAGCGGCAGTGCCCCGCACAAAAACAGCTCACCGTCGCTCAGCGGCCCGTGCAAAACTGCCGCCGCTGCCAGGCCGCCGCGCGTTTGATGCACGAGGGTGATGGTGGCCTGGTCACGCTCGCTCTTGGCTGCATTGATTCGCTGTATCAAGCGATTGTGATCACCACTGGCCCAGCCTTGACCTATGATGGCTTGCACATCAAAGGTGTAGGGATGGGCATTGGGTTGCTGTTCGTACCAGGCGGTGACGTGGGGCGTGAACCCCAAAGACTCGACTGCATGGTTCAGGGCCTGGCGAGTGCCAGCCTGGCGCTGGATCTGCCAGGACAGCGAAACCGTCAGACGTTTTTCCAGGTCGCTGGCGGCCGCATCCCACTCGCTGACACCGCGATCCGCCGCCAGATAAGGCAAGAAGGCAGACGGGGTCTGGCTCGCGTTCATCAACTCAGGAAACGGCGGATCGATACGCTCGAGCAACCGGGCGAAACCCAGATCGAGCGCCCTTTCCAGCGGCGAGCTGTTGGCCGGCAACAGGCTTGGGCGAGGTATGTCGTCACTCATAACGTATCCACCTCAACCTCGACACCCGTGCAGTACGGGGCTTGGAAAGCCGTCGTCACAATCGGCGCCAGCGGTTCGAGAATCTGCAACTGAACCGCGCCCGCACTGTGCAGCGTGTAGTCGATCCAGCTCGGATCCACTCGCCCTTCCAGGCGATGACAGGCCTCGGCGTACGCCTGCAATTGCTGCTCGGCAGCGACCTTGGTCAAGCCCGAATCCGGGCCAGCGTTGATCTTCGCCACGACGCGGATTTTGTAGGGTTTGATTTGCGCGGCCTGGACGATGACCAGGTCGGTTTCCGGTCGCACATCAGGCCGGGCGAAATGCTGGCGAACACCCTCGAGCAGCGCCTCGGACGGTGTGCCATTGCCCTCTCGGGACAGCACCGTGACCGTGACTTCGCCCGGCGCGGTGCGGCGTCCGTTGCCGTCCTTGATCTGCGCCGCGTATCCATCCGGGTCGAAGGTATAGGTGACCGTCACCACGCCCGCTGCGGCGTTTTCCACCCTCACGGCAGGCCGTTCGCCAAGGGTGAAGATCTCCCGCCGATACTGCATGCGCGAGCCAGCCGCCGGGGCATGGGGCGCCAAGTAGTAGCGCAAGCGAGCGTCATCATCGCTCTCGTAGACCGGTGGAATGGGCGGGAACGCCGCCGGATCGCCGGGATCGAGCAACTGGCGCTCAAGGCCCATGTCCGCGAGGCGCGCATCGAGGTTGGTGCCGGTGGCCCACCACGCCAGCATCTGCTTGATGCGAGCGTTGTATTTGCGTTCGTGGGTTTGCAGCCGAACACAGAACGCCTCGAGGGCCAGAGTCAGCAGTTCACTTTCGTTTTCCAGGCTGTCCACCAGCTTCGCCGCACTGGCGGGAGAACGTGCGCCGACGTACTCCACCACGAAAGTCTTGAATTCGGCGAGCAGATCCTCGAACGCGTCGACGGTGACGATTGCCGGTTCCGCCAATTGGTTTTGGCCGGGTATCAACATGCTCATGTCACCACCTCGAAAGTCTGTTTGCGGTTTTTCCAGGTACCGGCGAAGCGCAACAACAAACCGGCGCCGTGTCGGCTGGCGACAATGACCTGCGGCTCGAAATCACCGATGCCGTTGTCCGGGTTGTAGAACGCTTGGGCCGCGTGGCTCTGGGCAAGGATCAGCAGGTCGTCGCCGAGGTTCTGCCCCAGCAGCTGCGTGAGGGCGCAGCCATACAACGGGCGCTTCTGGCGAGTGCCCAACGGTGTGGTCAATGCCCGAGTGGCGCGCTGGACAAATTGCAGCCAGTCGTCGACCGTGGCGCCGGTATTTCGATCGATTCCAATCATGGGGAAATCTCTTATGCGGTACTGATGACGCGTCCCTGGTGATCCACCACCGGGCCGCTCAGGTGCACACCGGAGGCGTCGAGCCGAATGCCAACGGCGCCCAGTTGCAAGTCGATAGCCTCGGGCGTCATCGCCAACCTCGCCGGGCCAATGCTTAATTGGAGCGACTCACGAGAGCCGGTGAATGCCGCCGGACCGTTTTGCCAGTGCAGGACATGGCTGGCATGGTCGTAGCCGTTTTCCGTACCGTCCTGATAGAGGCGACGCGTCAACGTGGCCTGGGTCGAGACAGGCGGGAACTGACCGCCGTTGAGGCCGAACAACGCCACCGCCTGCCCGCCGCCCTCGCCGCCACCATGGTTCAGCAACAGGCACTGCTCACCCACGGACGGAATCCGCGACTCGCTCTGGGCGCCGGCACTCGGGTTGAAAAAGCGGATCGCCGGGGTCAGCAAGCCGCCATGGCTGACCTTGCAAGTGTTGCTGGCCGCATCGACTTCCTGGCAAACACCGATACGGCAGAAACTCTCCGCACGCCGATGCAAGTCTTCCAGCTCGGTTTCCATCTCGGCCAGACGCTCGATGATCGGCCCCAGATGCATCCGTAACAGCGCATCAAACATGGGTCAGCCCTCGAGTGCGGTGTATTGGTCCGGGTCGTCGATGTTCGAGACTTCCCAGGTACGGGCAAATTTCGGGATACCCAGCGGGTCCTCCAGCAGCGTCGGGCCGAGGTACAGGGTTTGACTGAAGGAAAGGGTCCAGGCGGTGTATTGCCGTGCCGGGTTGATGAACGTGGACGGCAGGCCGTCGAGCTCCGTGGGCAGGTCGCATTGATCGCCCGACAGCCCCCAGCGGTTATCCACAACCAAGTGTTTCAGCTCAGCGGCCAAGTCGCAGGCATCCCAGCCCGGAACAGCCATGACCACTTGCAGGGAAACCGTCAGGACATGGGCGATACGCCCGTCGTTGGCACGGTGGCCGGGCGCATCACGCTCAATGGCAATCAGCACCCAGGGTTGGTCGTCGGTACCATCGAAATCCTGGGGGCTGCCGATTTTCAAAGTGGGGTAAGTGGCGCGCAGCGTCTGGGCAATGGCGAAGAACAGCTGCGACGGTTTTTCGAGGACGGCAGGCATCAAGGCCTCCTGTTTTTTATGGCGGCACGAAGATCACCAGCGAGGGATCAATGTTGGTCGGAACGGGGATCGCGCGGCGGCAGCTCACTGACGCCCATCCGCTTGGCGGCCCAGCGTTCGTAAAGACCGATGGCCACGTCCGCCCCGGCCATCGCCGTCAGGCAACCAAAGGCTCCAGCGGCCCAGATCGACAAGCCCATGGCGTACAACAGCATGATCGCCGAGACGCCGCAGACCATGCAGGCGCCGGAACGCAGGGCCAGGCGACGTAGCAGCGACCAGCCTCGGGCGCCCTCCTTGTCGGCACGCCACATCTCGCCAGTCACCCCACCCACCAGGGCGAGCACGATGACCAGCCAGATCGGCATGTCCAGCAACGCTTGTTGCTCGTTTGTCATGTCACGCTTCCTGGGGGGTGAGGGATGAGTGCTTGGGGGCGGTGGGTCTTCGCAGGACAATCGTTGGTTTACAGTGGCTCAACGCTGACGTTGTCGATAAAGGCGAAGTGGGCGTAAGGGTTCTGCTCATTGGAGAACGCCAAAGTCGTCTGGGCCGAAGTGGCCGTAAAGTCATACGTGATGGTGCTCCACTCCACTGCAGTACCTTTGGCCGACGGCGTGTCGAAGGTGACACTCTGCCCCGCCACCTTGACCTGGATGGTGCCGTCGCCGGAGCGGCTGGCGTAGCGCGAATTACCCGCGCTGAAGGTCAATCGATACTTGGCGCCGACTGCGGTAGCGAAGTTCTGCTGGATCCCCCCGCCGTTGCCGTAGACATAATTGGCCAGGTCGACAATCACAACGCCATCCGCAGCCACGGAACCTCCGATCGAAGCGGGCATATTGAAGTACTCGGCACCGGACAGAAATGTCGTCCAACCGGTGATGAAGTTGGCTTTCGCCGGGGTATCGAGGATGCAACTGCCACTGCAGCCTGGCTGTTCGAAGCTACCGTTGACCAGAAGGTTGGCGGCGCTCGCGTTGCTCCCAACACCGAGCAGCGCAATGGATAGCAACAGCGGGGCAACGTATTTCTTGAAACGACTCATGATTCACCTCTTGAGTTATAGATTGATCGCGCGGTTGATCAACAGCGCTCATCTCGCTCTCTGGCGATCTCTCGAGGCTCAAGGGCCTTCACATGATTCAACGTCCCGCATCGGGCACATTTGATTTGGAGTTCGGTGTTCTCGCCCATGCGGGCCAGAAGCTTTTTGCAGCTACCGCATCTGAAATCCTTCAGCATTGAAAGCCCTCCATTGGCAGCGGTTTGAAGTGCCTTGCACGGACACTCCAAAAAGCCCGGTTGCCCGGGCATTTCAGTAATGCACTTGATCTTTCGACGTGCCTTTAATGGAACAGGGTTGCCGTCACTTTGGAGCAGCGCAGGTCGCGCCTTTGTAAGTCATGGTGTAGGTGTAGTGCCTGTCCCACGACAGCGGCAGCGTGCTGGGTGCTGCCCATTCCGCGTAGTTACCCGACATCGAGCCAGCAACCACCAATTTACCCATGGCAATGGTCGCGAGATTGTTGGCACTCCCCGCCCCTGGCATTGGCACACTCCCATTCCATTGGAGATCCTCCCCGTTCTGGAACCATGCGCCATTCCAACCAGCCTGCGAACTTGAGTACCAGGTATTGTCGGCTTTGAAACAGATCGTTTGGTTGGCATAAAAACCACCGCCCGGAACGTGGTAGGAAGCGAATTGCCAGGAACCGACAGGGGACGTTTCAGCAAACGCATGGATGGCCTGGGTGGCCAGAACTGCTGCGATCAGCACACTGAGCATTTTTTTCATCAGTCTTCTTCCTTTAAATGAGTGGATTTTTTGAAAGCATCGATACAGTTTTTTATCTGAACACCTCCTTGACCTTCACAAGTGAGCGCATGGAAATCTTCTTACTTACTTGAAGTGCCTCGCGGCTCAGGCATTCCAAAAAGCCCGGTTGCCCAGGCTTTTCAGTAATGCGCTTGATCTTTCGGCGCGACTGGCGCGGTACGGATCCATTCAAATTGTTCCTCCGGCCGCGGTCCCTGCCCGCCGGATAACTGCTTCTGGTGCTTTACGCTGCACACCCGGGTCAGTTGCCAACCCTCTGAACCGTTAAGGCCGGTTCATCGCTGCCTGTTGGTGGAACTAAAGAGCTTTTGTTGCCAGCCGCTTTGTCGAGCGGCTTGGACACAGAATATGCATGGATGCATATACAGTCAATGCGTAAATGCATTTATTTATGCGTTGAGAATGCGCAAATGCATGAAACCCTTGTAAACACAGGGGTTGCGGGTTTTCAGGAGGCGAAAAAAAACCCGCACGGCGGCGGGTTTTATCTGACAGGGGATGGGTTAGCGGGCGTACATGCCCCACCAGAAGACGTGGCCGAGGATGACGATTTGCTCCTCCTGCATTTCCTGGAAGGTGTAGTCCTCATCCGGATGCTCGTCACGGTTGAAGCTACGCAGGCGGATGCCAGTGGGCAGGCGATAAAGCTGCTTCACCCGCAACTGACCGTTGTGATTGATGGCATAGAGGTCGCCGTCGACGATGTCGCCGATCCCGCACTTGCCTGCGTTCACCCCGACCGTTGCCCCATCGCGCAGCACCGGCAACATGCTGTTGCCGCGCACCGTCACGCACTTGGCCTGGTCGAACTGAACGCCGTTATGGCGCAGGCTGCGCTTGCCGAAGCGCAGACTAGAGCGCTCGCTTTCCTCGATGACGAATCTTCCTGATCCAGCAGCCAATTCAACCTCACGCAGAAAAGGGACCGACACCTCGTCTTCTTCGACGGGGGTATCGTCATCCCACAGGCTTATGTCCTTGAGTTCGGAATGCGGCTCGTCGCGACGAGCATTGCCGGCAGGCACAACGTCCGCGCGCCCGCGCAACTGGTCGGTGCTCACGGCGAAGTATTCGGCGATCTTCGAGATGTGTTTATCCGAAGGATCGACGATCTTGCCGCTGAGGATCCGCGAGAGGGTGGACTGAGGCACGCCGGTACGACGGTGAAGCTCCGTGGGGGAGATCCCGTGCTGATCGAGCAATGCTCTTAATACGGTAGAAACGTTGCGTTTTTGCATAACGCGCATGATGCTTGTTCTTTTTGCAGAAGACAAATGCTGTTTTGCATAAATAGGCAATACGCCTCACTCAAGCCTCATTTGATTCACTGTGGCGAGGGGATTTATCCCCGCTGGGGCGCGAAGCGGCCCTACAGGTGCACTAGCCACTTAAGGGGCTGCTACGCAGCCCAACGGGGATAAATCCCCTCGCCACAGGAGCTTGGCTCCATATCTGATGCCCCTGCTGATCACATGGGGAATTCGCCCTACACGTCCCTAGGAAAAGACTTCAAATCCGTCCTTCAAAAGCGCAACACAAGGCTACGTTGCCTTGCGCCTCTGCCTACAACTACGCCAGAATCCGCCGGCTTGTCCACCTTGGATCCCATCGGTACTTTTGATCCTGTCACTGCCCATCAGTGATCGGGTTTAGTCGCTCGGTATTCCAAGGTGCTCATTGCTCCATTCAGTCAGGTACTTCTATTCCTGCACTTGATGGTAGCTGTGCGCAGGGCGCCCTCGGGCGCGCCGGTTCCTTGGATCCCCGGTCGACTAACCTGCGTACAGCTGCCACCCCTCGTTTAGTCGCGAGTGAGTGGTGGCTCAACTTCAAGGATCCATAGAATGCCGAAGAACACACCAAATCCCCCAGACGATCACGTCTCCCGCAGCCAATCAACCAACGCCAAAAAACTCGACGACGCGGCTACTCGCGCTCTGGACTATTACCTCAAACCGAAAGCCGACAAAGAAACCGGCGACACATCCGATACCCTTTTCATCATCGCCCCGAATATCGACGCCGAATGCCTGCTCGCCAACCTCAGCGAAACCCTGGCCTCGGCCAACGCCATGGTCAGCGACCTGGCATTCGACCTGAAGGGCTCGCGACGAAATATCGCCCTGGGGGTCCAGCAGATGATCGAACTGAGCCAGTTGCTGGCGAATCGGGCGTTGGATGTGGTTGAGGTGAGGTAAGCATTCATGATGCAAGCCGAGACCTAAGAGAAGCCCGACTACCCCATGTGGGAGCGAGCTTGCTCGCGATAGCGGTAGTCTAGTGACAACTAAGTTGTATTGGCTGCCGTCATCGCGAGCAGGCTCGCTCCCACAATTGGATCGGAGCACAGCCGGAGAGACAGGCCGGCTGTCAGGCCGCTTTCGCGAGCAAGCCCGCTCCCACAGGGGAAACGCGGTCTCACCAAGAACCAGGTCGGCTATCAGGCCGCCTCGCGGTGGACGTTGATCTCGGCGCCCCGTTAACCACGCTGGCTGAACGAAGGTATTGCGCAGTGGGCAACCCGGCATGGATGCCGGGTTAGCCGCGCTGGGCCATGGATGGCCCTTCGCGGCGGCCCACGGAGCAATGCCTTCGTTCAGGCATGCCGAGCCTAAGCGAGGCACCGAGTGGTGGGGCAAAAGCGCTTTGCTTACTTTCGACTGGGCCGGCTTCCGGGCTCTTCGAAAGTGAGCCGCCGTCAGGGCGGAACCATAAGCAGCCGTTACCGAAAAAACGGATAAGCACACAATCCTGAAAACCACTCACATATGGGTCGCACCAGACCGCCCATGTTAACCTTGCGCCCATCGCGGAAAAGCCGGGCCAATGCCCCTCCTTTTGCCCCACACCTTTCAACGAGCTTCCCTGACACCCATGAATACAGCCGTGAACGACCTCTCCAGCCACACGCCGATGATGCAGCAATACTGGCGCCTGAAGAACCAGCACCCCGATCAGCTGATGTTCTACCGCATGGGCGACTTCTACGAGATCTTCTACGAGGACGCGAAGAAAGCCGCCAAGCTATTGGACATCACCTTGACGGCACGTGGGCAATCGGCAGGCATGGCGATTCCGATGTGTGGGATTCCTTACCATGCGGCGGAAGGTTACCTGGCGAAGCTGGTCAAGCTCGGCGAGTCCGTAGTGATTTGCGAGCAAGTCGGCGACCCGGCCACCAGCAAAGGGCCCGTGGAACGCCAAGTCGTACGGATCATCACCCCGGGCACGGTCAGTGACGAGGCCTTGCTGGATGAACGCCGGGACAACCTGATCGCCGCAGTGCTCGGCGATGAGCGCCTGTTCGGCCTGGCGGTGCTGGACATCACCAGCGGCAATTTCTCGGTACTGGAAATCAAGGGCTGGGAAAACCTGCTGGCGGAGCTTGAGCGGGTCAACCCGGTAGAGCTGTTGATCCCGGACGACTGGCCCAAAGACCTGCCGGCAGAAAAACGCCGTGGCGTGCGGCGTCGGGCGCCGTGGGATTTTGAGCGTGATTCGGCGCTGAAAAGTCTCTGCCAGCAGTTTTCCACCCAGGACCTCAAGGGCTTCGGCTGCGAAAACCTGACCCTGGCCATCGGCGCCGCCGGTTGCCTCTTGGCCTACGCCAAGGAAACCCAGCGCACCGCCCTGCCCCACTTGCGCAGCCTGCGTCACGAGCGTCTGGATGATACGGTGGTGCTGGACGGCGCGAGCCGGCGCAACCTGGAACTGGACACCAACCTGGCCGGCGGCCGCGACAATACCCTGCAATCGGTGGTCGACCGTTGCCAGACCGCCATGGGCAGCCGCCTGCTGACCCGCTGGCTGAACCGTCCGCTGCGCGACCTGACCGTGCTGCTGGCGCGTCAGTCCTCCATTACCTGCCTGCTGGATCGCTATCGCTTCGAGCAGTTGCAACCGCAGCTCAAGGAAATCGGTGACATCGAGCGGATCCTGGCCCGTATCGGCCTGCGCAACGCCCGTCCCCGCGACCTGGCGCGCCTGCGCGATGCCCTCGGTGCCCTTCCCGAGCTGCAAGTGGCAATGACCGACCTCGAAGCACCGCACCTGCAACAACTGGCACGCACCACCAGCACCTACCCGGAGCTGGCTGCGCTGCTGGAAAAAGCCATTATCGATAACCCACCGGCAGTGATCCGTGACGGTGGCGTGCTGAAAACCGGCTACGACGCCGAACTCGACGAACTGCAATCGCTGAGCGAGAACGCCAGCCAGTTCCTGATCGACCTCGAAGCCCGGGAAAAAGCCCGCACTGGCCTGGCCAACCTCAAGGTCGGCTACAACCGCATCCACGGTTATTTCATCGAGTTGCCGAGCAAGCAGGCCGAACAGGCCCCGGCCGACTACGTTCGTCGCCAGACCCTCAAGGGTGCCGAGCGCTTCATCACCCCGGAGCTCAAGGCGTTCGAAGATAAGGCGCTGTCGGCCAAGAGCCGTGCCCTGGCCCGGGAAAAGATGCTCTATGAAGCACTGCTCGAGGATCTGATCAGCCAACTGCCACCCTTGCAGGACACCGCCGCCGCCCTGGCGGAACTGGACGTGCTGAGCAACCTGGCCGAACGCGCACTGAACCTGGACCTCAACTGCCCGCGCTTCGTCAGCGAGCCGTGCATGCGCATCAGCCAGGGTCGTCACCCGGTGGTCGAGCAAGTGTTGACCACGCCGTTCGTGGCCAACGACCTGAGCCTGGACGACAACACCCGCATGCTGGTGATCACCGGTCCGAACATGGGCGGTAAATCCACCTACATGCGCCAGACTGCCTTGATCGTGCTGCTGGCTCATATCGGCAGCTTCGTACCGGCGGCGAGCTGCGAATTGTCCCTGGTGGACCGGATCTTCACCCGGATCGGCTCCAGCGATGACCTGGCCGGTGGGCGCTCGACCTTCATGGTGGAAATGAGCGAAACCGCGAACATCCTGCACAACGCCACCGAACGCAGCCTGGTGCTGATGGACGAAGTCGGACGCGGCACCAGCACCTTCGATGGCCTGTCCCTGGCCTGGGCGGCGGCCGAACGGCTGGCGCATTTGCGAGCCTACACCCTGTTCGCCACCCACTACTTCGAGCTGACGGTACTGCCGGAAAGCCAGCCGCTGGTGGCCAACGTGCACCTCAACGCCACCGAGCACAACGAACGCATCGTCTTCCTGCACCACGTGCTGCCCGGCCCGGCCAGCCAGAGCTACGGCCTGGCGGTGGCGCAACTGGCCGGCGTGCCGAGCGAAGTGATCAGCCGTGCCCGCGAGCATCTGAGCCGCCTGGAAACCACCAGCCTGCCCCACGAAGCACCGCGCCCGACCAAAGGCAAACCGGCCGCTCCACAGCAAAGCGACCTGTTCGCCAGCCTGCCCCATCCGGTGCTCGATGAACTGGCCAAGCTCGATCTGGACGACCTGACTCCACGTCGGGCGCTGGATTTACTCTATACATTGAAGACACGGATCTAA